GGCCCCGGGATGCAAGGGCTTCATTTCTTGTGTCCCGGGGAGGCCTTTTGTTAGGCCTCTTTGCTAAACCTTGAAAAAGGTTAGATTTAGCTCGAAAAGGAACTTCCATCCCTCTCCGCAGTACCTCAGCATCTCTGCTGAGTCGGGTGGAACCCAATCCCAACTAGAACTGGATCGCACTCTAAGTAGGGCTCGGCTGTGTTCAGACGAACGAATTACAACCTTGCCCTTCCTAAGGGTACCCGCAACTGCCGCCAGCAACACCGCGTCTGGGTTATTAATCCAGCCACGAAGCTTCGGAGGCTTTTCCAAAACATCGGTCACCGAATAGGAGATTGGAGACTTATACAGGAAGCGATAAATGAACGCCCCAGTATACAAGTTTCTTCTCTTCTTAAACGGAAAGCTAAATGGTACCTTTACTCCTGCATCATCCATCTCGTCTAAAGGGATCGGCAGAAAACGCTGACCCCTAAGAAGACAATGTATGGTAGCAGGCAAAGGTATGCTCCAAGTAGCCGACCAACGGTTCAGCCGGTTGATTGCGGAATACCTATCGCCTTCCATCTTTAGCGTCTTAACATAGACGCCTCTGATGTTGCGACCACGAAAATAATCGTGGCCACACGACTCACGGAATAGTCCTGAATTAAAGGACTTGTTTACGTTAACCTCGAAACCGCATAATGACAGCAGCTGCACGACTAGGTTATAAGCCTGTGTCAAGCAGATGATATCATCGCCAAAAACGGCGAAGTTGCCCGAGGACTGCCTACTGGGCTTGAGGAATGAGTACCCCAATGCTTTGTAGGCACCGTAAACTAGGGCCGTAAAGAATATCGTTTGAAGGGGAAAAGTAAAAGCATTCCCCATCGAAGATATCATATGCAACTCTACACTAGCTCCATCTGGAAGGATGGCGTAAGGGCTACGAGTCATTACCAGCATGTCAAAAACATGTTTAGGGAAGAACTCGCTAACCAGACTAGTAGACATCGAGTCTGAAGCTGATGATAAGTCGATAGTTCCAAACTTACCACTCACGGACCCGAGCCGAGCTAAACTTCTATTCCAATCAGGTTGCTTAGAGAGACTGATACCACTTGTCTCGACAAGCAATTCTTCAAGGACAGAAGCTATACCCTTCTGAAATAACATATTCAAAAGGGGCTCAGTGCATATGGTACGGCTTATTTCCACTGTCTTAGGAACAAAACTAAGGCGACTTCCTAGAACTACATCAGTTTCCCTAAACTTCGATCTAGTAGACTCAACGCTAGACCAAAGCGGGTCACACGATATAGCCTGCACGTATAAATAGTGCAGTCTTCTATCTGCAGCTAACATTTTGCTCGTACCAACTTTTGACAAAAAGTCGGTACTAAAGGCTCCAATGTTAGCACCATTACCGACGCCAAGCCTTCTGGAGATTTCAGCCAAGGTCAACCGCCTGAGGTTTCCCTCAGATTGGTCTCTTGGATGAAACATGCGATAGATAAAATCCTTCGCTTCTCCTATTGCAATGGCGGCAATGTTGGTACAACCGGATACATCGAGTTTAAAGTCTTTACACCTTTCGTTAATACTTAAGAAAAGTGTTAGGGCTCGCTGATCAGCATCTTTCTTAACCTTATCACTGAATTTCTTCAGTAACGAGGCGCGGAGAGATTGCATAGCAGCTTGTCCAAGACTCATATCAGGATAGGGACTAATCGCCCCATTCCATCCGGCCATTCGCAGATCGTGATCCAGGCTAAAAGGAAGTTCAACAGCGTAATCACGCATGCTTGCTCCTTTATCCCAGACAGCTCCTCAAGAGAAGCCCAACGTCTAAGGCTAGACAATACCGCTTACAGCGGTATCGCCGACACCAGCAGACTGCTGGACTAAAGCTCCGAAATGAGCTGACAAGGCAGCACGTACATTTGGCGCATCGGCAGTATCCGAGCCGGCCGGCAGATCAATAATTGTAGTGATCTGCAGGTTTTGGAACGGTTGCCCCGCTAATGGAAGAACACCCTTGCGGGTGATCATCTTAAACGTGTTGCGTGGGACATCCTTTATCAGACCCGTTACAGGATTAGGCTTTCCCAAAAAGCGGAAAACCTTAGGCTTGAAAAACGAGATGGTAAAGGGACTGGACATGCTATGCACGGTTACGCCAGCCTGCGTTCCACCTAACGCGGTGACTGCAACTTGCTTACCGGAGATATCCGGTGGCGAATCCGTCACGTGAGTATAAGTGGGTGCAGTGAACCCCGTTTGCGCTTGCCCGGTAATCGGGCTTGTTAATGCAAAGCTCATGATAGTCCTCTATGTGTCTGACATCTAGCGATGCCAATGACGAGGGTTATGTTGCGGATGAAGAGCATTGGCTTGGCTTAAAAGGGCGTCAATGTTTGCTAACTGACCCCCCGTTAAGTTAAAGTTGAACTGAAAGGACGGCATACTCATGCCGACACCAGCAGTCCTCACAACGATCTTCGATTTGAGAAGATGAAAACCTTGACTACCGCTTAGAGCAACCTGCGTCCATCCTGAGCCACCCGGCGGAGATCCCCAAATTTGATGAAAACGTCCGTGTTTTACCACGTTCGTAATCACATCTTTGTTGACCCATGCCAGGCGCTGAGTATTGACGATAGAAGCATCTAAGATGTCACCAATATTGGTGAAGTAGTCAGCGAGAAAGCTCCAGGGCAATAACTCCCAGGCAGCTGGAATGAAGTTCTGCGGCTCAAAGCCGAAGAGGTCGTCATTTTGCCAGCTTGGAGCATTCACCTGAGTAATAACCGCGCCCTTATACCTTACTTTGACTTGGTTTAAAACCCAAGAGCTGGCGGTAAGAAAACTACACCCGCCATCATACTGAGCTGCAAAACCCGGCCAATAAGCCGAGGGATGCTGCTTAGTAACATCGTAAAGTTTGGTAGCGCCGGCAGACAGTTTTAAAGTCTGCACGGGTTCGACTATTCTCCGATACGCTTTGACGGCATTACTGACGTCATTGAGAAGCGGATTCCAGCCGAACGATTGCTCAAGCCAAGCCGATCCAATGTCATTTAACCACTTCTTGGGATTGGCACGCTTTCTTTTACTTAGCGTACCAAGAAAATCCGTAGAAAGTGATCTTATGCCAACGAGCGGATTGCGCAGCATACGCAGTGTCTCAGTAAGTTCGCCTAAGAAAATCATACCCTGAAACTGGGTAGTGAGTAACTTAAGCTTCTTATAAAACGCTGCAATTGCTAGGTTGTCCACGAAAGTTGTGTCAATAAGGAAATTAAACAGACTGCTTGTTAAAGTAGGAGAGTTTTGGTTGTTACGTATAAACGTATCACCCTCATTTTCTCTTCTACCAAAGTGGGCAGGGTTCCCTTGATACTTCCAAATTTCGAAAGTATTAGGGAGACGGGAATAATCAAGCGAACACAACCTCGCCGTCATAGGCGTAGTCGCGTTCCCTCCCTCCGCAATAATGGTCCGCCATCTAGGTAATCTAGTACCAGACCTCCACCTGGGAACTGTACAGACAGTAATGAAGTCTGTATCCCATGTTTCGGCCTCGGTCCAGAGCCAGTAGCGACCTTTATTCCGGGTTGGGAAAGATACTGATGTATCCTTGGTTATAGCCATCTTTACCCTCTGTTTAATTATTTGACAAACGACTTGGCGCCTTTCACAAGGGCGTCAACCACAACTCCCCCATTGGCTGCATCTTGTGCAGCTTGGGATTGCTCCCTCTTAACGAGGAGAGACTCGATTTTGACGTCCATGAGTGAAGATGCCCCGTTCACGATCGCTGCGCCACCGCCAACAGAAACAGCAATGGCGGCGCACGCAACCATCGTGTTCTTGAACATTTCATTCATATAGTCAACTCCGAGATGTGGGTGGAATTTGCGCGAAGTAGGGTGACGACTTACCGGACAACGCCTTCATGATCGTCATTACGACTTTCACTAACGGCAGCATCCCCAACGTCACCGCTATCTGCCCAATGGAACGGATAGTTCCCATTTACGGAAACCACGTCTCCAAAGATGTCAGGGGCCTCACGGCCCAAAGCAATTCTGGCCTCGTCGATTAAGACTCGGTCAGGCAGACAGTGTATATTTCTACGCATAATCACAATGGCTACAGAAATTGAACCACTGGATATATGTATACGTACAGCGTTTGTATAACGTTCTACGCGTCCAAATACCATGGTCGACTCCTGTAGGTTGTGATGGAAGAACGAGTACTAATTTCCTATCGCTAGATAGAAAGCTAGTCGAGAAGGAATTTCCCGCGGAGTTTACTCCGCCAAGAGGGGCCGTGAGGCC